GGGGGGCATACCTGACATTTCTGCCTGAACTTGCTGCGGCCCACCATCGGTGCGCTGGGACAAACGACCTGGACCGGACACAGGAGCAGGGTTTTGTGGACGACGCATACCGCCTCGTTGTTCAGCCATCTTCATCCTCCACATAAACAATCTTTGGTTCAATCAGTTCGGAATCGGGTGTGGGACCAAACTCATCATCGTCCCAATCACCCAAATGCCCGTACTCATGCAACGTGTACAAAGACTGATCGAACAGCCCTTTCATGCGGCTCACCATGTCGTCAGCAACGTCAGGGTTCCAGCCAACACCCTGAGCAACAATCCCAAGATGTAAGTCTAGGTAGGCAAGATGAAGGCTCATGTCACGCATTGGAACTCTCATTTCCTTGCCCTCCTAAAATCTTTACTAGCCCTTGCCCTTGGTTCCCTTGGTGTGCATACCAAACTTGATCTTGTCCATGTCGCTGGACTTGCTTCCGCTCTTATCCTGAACCGGCACGGCGACAGGAGCCGTACCATGTCCACCCTTGTTAGGCTGTGGCATTATTTTCTCCCTTGTTTCTCCACCAAACCATCCGGTTGGCGAAATCTAATTCACATACAATTATTGGTTTGTAACCTTGATTGGTTTTTTGCAATCCCCAAAACGAGAATCGCTTTACCACTTTTCTTTATTTGCCCAGTAAGCCGCAGACATTTTGCCCTTGGCAATGTTCCTGCGGTGACGAGACTTAAAGTTGGCCCTCTTTTGCTTGGTTGCGGCAGACTCACCGGACTTAGGTTTACCTGCGGTCTTTGCGCCTTGCTCGCCAAATCGAATAGTCTTGATCTTGCCGCCCTCTTTAGCCACCACAATGTGCGACTTCTTCGGGTGATTTGGTGTGCGCTTCGGCTTGTTGTAGCCAGAAACACCAGCACGCTCAAGGCGAGGATCTTTTTTGGCAGGCATTAGTTCTTGTTCTTTCCCTTGTTCTTGGCCCGAGTCTCTTCCATAGCCTTAAACAAAGAATCTTCCTTCTTCTTCTGCCGCATCTTCTCTACCTTGATAGCCCGAGCAGTGCGTCGCTTTTGGTTAGGCGGCTCGCCCTTTTTGCCCTTGTTGCCATCTTTGTAGGTGCGCTTAGGCGCTGCCTTCTTAGCAGTAGACTTTTTCTTTGCAGGCATTACTTCCTCTTCCTCTTCACGGCAGCGTTATCAACGAGATTCGGGTAAGGCCGACCGGCCTTCTTAGCGCGAGCCTTAGCCGCAGACTTCTGCGCTGGAGTCAAAGGCGTAGATTTCTTCTTGGGATTCTTCTTATCCCAAAACGGTTTACGGGCGGCGACCATTCTCAGGAGCCTTCTCAATCTTGATGTTTGGCATCTTGGAAGAATCTTCAGGATGAGCGCCATCCCCGCCCATCTTTTGATCCATGTCGGACCAACATCCACAACTAACGCACATACACATCTCCTAGATTGGTAGACGGCGGCTAACGCCAGCCGTCAGATTCGGTTCTCCACCAGCCCCAAGGCTTGCCATAAGCATCTGTAGGTCGGGGCGACCGCCAGGTGACATGCCTGCCTGACCCGGTGCTACGCCACGGAGTAGCCCCGTAGCCTCACTAATTCCTTCTAGGTCTTGCCCAGCACCACCAGGGGGAGCCTCACCAGGGGAACCGACCATCCCTGCGGTTTCCTCACCCGTAGGCTCAACCCCCGGTGGTGTGGGGATTTCCTCAGGCGCGAAAGCCTCTGACACAATCTCTTCTATTGGCCTACCCTTTTGTCGCCCGAGAATGATTTCTGATAAGCGTGACAGAACTTCACCGGGATCAATACCAGACTGCGCCAACACTGGCACAGCCTGTGCATACCCCGCTACTGCTTGCTTCAGCGAGTCGCGCATCTCTTCGATATCAACTTGCTGCTCTTCTTCGGTAGCGTTCAAGGCAAACGGCATTTGCCGCCTAAGGAAGTCGCGGCTAATCAAACGATCACCACGAGCCTGCAACCCAAACACGAGCGCACGGTTCGGGTCCAATCCAGCCATAAGGCCGTATTGCACATCTACGGTGTAATCGCCCTTAATATCGCGCTCAGGGCGGTACTTGATTTCGTAGGGTGTGCCGTCGGCATTCCCGCGTAGCGTCTTAGTTTCTGAGCCATACAACATCTCATCAACCATGAATGCCTTGCGTACAAGGTTCTGGAATGTCTTGGCGAACATCGCCTGACCAGTGCGGATCTGGGTGTCAAACCCTGACATGAGGGCTTGCACGCCTCGCCCGGTCACAATAGAACCCTCAACCTCGCCCGTGCGAGCGTCGGGGTAACGCGAACCTTGACGCAACTCTTGATCCAAAATGCTTTGCTGTGCAAAAGCACTACTTGGAACCTCAATGGGTACGCGACGAACGCGCTCACCATTGGCTGTACGGATAACACTGTCGGGGCCAAGGGCTAGTTCTTGCGCGTCTGGCGGCAGGACAATCGGAGCCTGCACGGACTTCTGCGCCGCCTCAAGACTCAACAGGGCAAAGCGAGCCTTAGCGACCTGCACTGCCAGCACATCGTCAAACTGACCGTGTGACTCGTCATCTATACCGGGGCGTTGCGTCCACTCCACCAGGCATTCGCCCACCGGATTCTTGACACTCTCTAGAACCACGCCCTGACGGGTGGGCAGGAACAGCATATCCACCTTGGAGTCGTGGTAGCGAACAACCTCAATCAGTTCGTTACCCATAGACGACTCGCGGATAGCACCCTCTACTGCTGGATACATAGCGACCAGTTCGTCGCGGGTCTTGTAGAATGAGAAGTACGCAGCATCTATCTGGCCCCAGCGGTTAAATACCGGGTACGCGCCAATCGAATCCATGAACGTGATGCGTGGCATCTGGTTCTTAGCGTCAATCTCCACGATAGCAGGCACAAAGCCATAGGTGAAGTAGCGGTCAGCCGCTGTGTACATTTGACGCTGTACGTCACTGTAGTCCAGGTAGCCATTGACGATGCGGGTACGCTTCTCAGCGAACTCTCGCGCAGTGTCCGACACCATCTTGGCGCTGGCGCAGTTGAATGCAGGTAGCGGAGCCATGACCTCAGACAAGTCACGGGCTGCAACGTCCACCATGTTTGCCACAATGCCACGGTCGAACGGCCCCTCAGGGAACAGGTCGGGGTACACATCGCGCATGCGCCCCTGCCGCACGGCAAGAACGTTCTGCATACGCTGGTCCCGCTCGCCCCACCGGGCCTTCATGCGGTCGTAGTGAGACTTGATCGCACGCAGTGAGGACGTATCACCGTCGTTACTGCTGAAATTCAAGTCGTCATACATGCTGCTCAAAAATCCTCCTACGCCCCAATGGGCTTCCAAGCCCCTGATGCCTCTGCTTCAAGGAGGCTGACGGTCGTTTGCTGACTTCTATCCCACGGGGTCAGGAAAGCGTTATTGACATGGGACCGCGTATAGTTACTCGCCAGGGTTACCCGGTCCCTGCACGCTAGTTCAGCAAACCACAAAGCCATTACAATGTCGGTCTTTTGGTTTTTCGGTGCGCCAGGATGCCAGGTAACTAACTGCTCTATCAGTTGTTTGGCGCTTTCTTGCCCATGCGTGGAGGGCAACTCAATCAACTCGTAGCCATCTTCCCAGCCATTCCACAGGATCGTCATAGAGGCCACGCCGAAGTCTGCGTCGTGCTTATTCTGACCAGTAAAATGTGGCTTGATGACACTGCCACGGGAGGAACAGAACTCGTTCAACTCCCTATCATGCACCAGGAAACCCTGAAATCCATTCCTCTCAATGCGCCATTCGGATATATTGTACCTATCCGTCCAGCCCTTAATCATTTCCCGCATAGCCTCAGGAGTAATCCCCGGCTTATTGTAGATATCTAGAACATAACGCTTCTGCGTCTTAATATCTAGCCCTACAACCACGGCAGCGGTATGCCCAGCGGTAGCCGGGTCAAGGCCAGCGACAATAACTAGCCCTTCCATTCCCTGCGGTCGGCAGTTAACCATACCTTTCGGTATCGGACCAGCCATACGATTGCCGTTAATACTTGCTTTGATGGCATCGCCATTAAAAATAGCATCATCGGACACCTGCTGTTGCTGGTAGACCATAGCCCACGCACGCGGGGATACCCTGCGGCGCTTCTGAAATAGCCTTGACCCATCCCACTTGGGGTACAAGCCGTCCTCATCAGCCTCCTGGGTGTCTGCTTTAGACCCTGGTTCCGGCTGGTTAGACTTGGGCCAGAGAGTTACCCAGTCTTTCGGATCGTCTTTGAAGTCAAGGACGGCAGGCATGGAGAGATATGACCACGGCGATTCCTCATCAGGGTAGCGGTGAGGGTCGCGGAGTTCGGAATATAAGTCCTTCGCCGCCAAGCGCGTTCCCACGACGAGCATACTTCCTGAAGCCGATACACGAGATATAACCTCCGATTGAAGCCAGTCAATCTGCTTATCGTACTCGTGTGCGTTAGTCAGGTCAACCGTATCGTCAAGAATAATCAGATCGGCGCGTGCGCCGTAAATATGCCCCCGAATACCCAGGGCCTGCACTGTGGGGTCTTTCTCCCCAGAATCCCTGGCATCGTCAGACACATAAATCATGGTCTGGTTCCACGCCTCAGAGTTCTTATCGAACCCACCCATCGGCGCGTAGGCTGTAATCATCTCGTCGTAGCGAGGATGCGTCAGGCGAGTCTTGATCGCGTACAGCATCTTCTTCGCCATCTCCGCAGTCTTAGACACCAGGATCACGCGAATGTTCGGGTCCATACAGATCCGATAGCACACATAATTAATGGTGATGCTGGTAGTCTTAGCATGCTCCGGCGGCATGTTTACCATGACCAGATCCCGCTCACCCTTCTCAAAGGTCATACTTGGGTGAGTCCAAGCCGGATCGCGGCCCTCTAGCATATCCACCACATTGGTCATGTGAGGGAACACCTTGGCATCTAGATACTTCTCTGAGAAGTCAGGGAATGAAATCCACTCCCGCTCACGCGGCCCAGAGATTTTCTCCAGATTCTTAATACGCTCCACGGCGACCAGGAACTCAGAGTCCTCACGCCGCCAGCGTTCGTAGGTAGACCTATTGCGACCAATAACTTCCAAGGCTTGATTAATGTTCATGCCTCGTTGCATTTGAGTCAAGAAGTCTTGCTTTACCGAGGCAAGATCTTGACCTGCTTTTCTTCCTGCCACGGTTATCAAATCCTTCCACCTAATACCAAGGCGGCTCCCTGAGAGCCTTGGTCTGGTTTGGTCAAGTAGAGGGGAGGGAGGGACGGACAATAAGGGAGTCCCGACCGACCCGTCACCGTTAGCCTTCGCTCTTCGGCTACGGCTCCCGGTGAGTAGCCACAGGTTCGGGGTTTTAAAAAACCCCTCACTATATATATCCCTGTCCAACTACCCAAAACCGGACACCAAAAATGAAAAGTTTACCAAATCGTTACATAAAAATAGGACAAAACCGGACATACTAGGACACCAAGGCCGACAATATCACGCACATCTAAACCCTGTATATATATATACTACCCTACCCCTACTTTATAAATACCCCTGGGTCAGACATTGTGAATGTGTTCACGTTCACGATTGACCCGCCCTGTCCGACTATCGGACACCCAACTATGGTGGGGGATATGTCCGATTTATCACGACATAGTAGGATAAATACTATTATATCCCGCAATGTCGGCATATTCGGGAACCGACTACCGTCGGGGTATACATATCGGACATTGTGCACATATGTTGCATATCATTCCAGCACGGACATGACGGACATATCAGACACTTATAGTCGCATACCCCTGGGGGTATTGACATGGGTGGGGAAGTGTGATATGGGGTGGACATATCGGACATTGCGGGCATGCGTCCGATTATCGGCCAATTTCAGAAAGTTTTCAGAATGTCCTATTTTGTCTGTTTTGTCCTATTGACAGATTTTTCGACCTCGTGGTAGCCTTTCGGTACGAAAGTTGATCGTAATGCGCTGCTAGTAGCAGTCCCTAGGGGATGGCAGCCACCGAAAAACTTTCGAGAAAATGCTAGAAAATGCTTGACAGAGTGAACGAAGTATGGTAAGGTTACAACGTAACGCAGGATGGATGGAGAGGAGATTAGTAATGCGCTCGCCATATGGTGCGGGCGGAACGCCTACCGACCTAGGTAGAGTGATGTACCGGACACCGCGACGGGCTTACGCACTGCGTAGCGCCTCGACCCCTGACGGGTACGTCTCCGCCTACGGACGCAAGCCGCGTACCGCACGCCGACAGAAGATAGACACCACCACTAACCTAGTGGAACACGTTGACGCACCTATCCGTAGGTATCAACGTACCGACTACGACGCAGAACGCAAACTAGTCCCGACCGTAGTCATGGCAGATTTCTAGGCACGACAGGATGGAGAGATGGAATGATTATACAGGTAGGCAACCGCTACGCGGTACGGATAGATGACGCGACCGTATCGGGTACGGTACAGGAGATAGCGCACGACACCACGAATGGTGTCACGGGGGCACTGACCATCATGGATGACTTTGACACCTACGGGCGGAGAGTCATCTACCCCACAGACTTTGTGGCAGACATAACGGGGGCGTGACGATGAGAGACTACGACCACTGGGTAGTGTGGATAGGTCCGGTAGAGGACGCGCATTACCGGACGAAAGACGAGGCTAGGGGTGCAGCGCAACGACGCAGAAGTGAAGGATGGAACGACGTAAGGATAGAGAAAATCTACTACGATGAAAGGTCGTGGACGGTATGATAGAGAGGAATGGGTGGACGCTAGTGCACGCTTGCGAGAGTAAGCGGGGACACGCTAGGACGATATGGTGGAATGGTAGTGCTACGTTCACGCTGCGGGGAAGCCGAGGACTCTGGGATATCGAAGCATTCACCAACTACCACGCTGAGAACGTGGAGCAAGCGGGAGAGATAGCATCGGAATGGTGGACAGACTACGGTTACCACTTGACAGAAAGATGACAGTATGCTAGGGTTACAACGTAACGCAAAACGGATGAAAGGATAGGACAATGCAAGGTATTCACCCACGTTTCCCAAGTAAGAAAGCACTACGCGAGGCTGTAGCCGCGGGCAGTTGGGTAGCACTTGAGGCTACGTCAATGTTCGGTAACGAATACGACGGAGCGTTAGAGGACGCGCCAGACGACACCTATACGGTAGTCGGTCCCGATCCGCACCGTAACCGTAAGTGGTACGCGACTATCACTAAGCGGGACGGTAAGATTACCGTCAAGTGATTGTGTCTGTACCCTAGTGGATGCTAGGGTACGGGCAGAGTCACTACAGGCTCTACAGGATGGAAAGGAGGAAGCATGACGGAACGTAACGTGCGACGGTACGCACGACGGTACGCGAGAGTGATCGAAGGTGCGACACCCTACGACATATCGCAAGCGTGCACGTGGTATTCCGATGCGGAGCGACAGTGTGAAGCACTAGCGTACAAGCACGAGATACCCGTAGCCCTAGCGTGTGGCGTGGTGGCAGCATGGTCACCGCGCATGCCGTGGAAGCGTAACCTAGAAGTAGCAGACGCATGGTTACAGGGTGAGACTGGCCTAGGCATGGGCTCTAGCGTGGTGCGTGCCCGTGACGTAATGAAGTGGGGCATCACTGCCCTAGACAAGCCTACGTCACCCAAGACGTACAACTTCGCACTGAACTTGTTCGGTGACACGGACGCAGTGACGATAGACGTACACATGATACGGGCAGCAGGGATAGACGACAGGGACGCACCGACTAGGGTGCAGTACCGTGAGATGGTGGCAGCAATACGACGGTTAGCACGACGCTGGAGGATGCAGCCACGAGACATGCAAGCACTGATATGGATTATGCAGAGAGGACGGACAGACTAATGATGAACACGGCAGAGTATCAACGATACCTAGACTTCCCGCTAGATGACTACGACCCCGACCTTGACGGTGGTCAGTGTGATGACTGCGGAGTGACAGAGCATGAGCAGAATGGTGCATGGTGCGGTGAATGCGGGATGTGTTCGGCGCACTGTGCGAAACAGGAAGGATGTGACGATGAGGACGGAAGATAGAAAGGTGGAGTTCTGTACGGAATGTATGGCATTCACGGGTACGGGAGTGTTCTGCTGGGACAACTGCGCCGATTGCCCGACACCATGCAGTCAGGCTTGTTCTGACTGCGGGATGACAAAGGAGTGATGATGAGGACAACTGACGAGTTACGCAAGGAAGAAGAAGAAGCACACAACGAGTTGTACGATTACTTGGACGAGCAGGGTGCGAGTGACGCAGTGCAACGCAGGATAGCGGAGACGCTGGGGACAGTGACGGCACTGGCCTTCATCAGAGGACTAACCGACATGAGTGAGAAAGGATAGAACAATGGTTGACAAAGAATGGGTAATCAAAACTAATATCCCTGGCATTGAGTTCGGGGTGTATGCAGAAACAGAGGATGACGCTTTGGATACCGCCAATGTTGTCCTAACAGAATGTGTAATCAAATCAGTAACCTACGCTGGAGAGATGGGATAATGGGACTAGATCAGTACCTAGAAGCAAGGCAATACATCAGTAGGCGAGACTGGACGGACGAGGGTTCGACGGATAACCCTGACTTCCATATCGTCGCACCGATGACGCGCAAGGGTGTCATAGATCCCGACGGGTTCTCTGGCATCTCGCTGACATACAACGCAGCACAGTGGCGCAAGGCTAACGGTATCCAACGCTGGATGCAGGACAACCTGGCTGATGGTGACATGCAAAACTGTCAGGACTACCTCGTTAGTACCAACACGCTGACAGAACTTAGGCAAGCGTGCAACGCGGTGCTGAATGCCAGAGACAAGAAGTCTATGGCTGAAGAAGTGGGACTGACCCCGATGGAAGGGTTCTTCTATGGTGGGCAGGACATGGACGAATGGTACTTCCGTGACTTGCAATACACGGTAAATACCATCAACCGACTAGAGAAGTCTGGCGCACTGTCAGACACCGAAATATCCTTCTACTACAGAGCATGGTGGTGAGCATGGATAGAGACGCAAGCAAGGTGTATCAGGTAGAGTTCGCACTGCGAGACATACTTGACGTATGCAGCGAGGGCGACAACACCTACCGTGGTATCGCTGGAATGCAACTAACGATGCCCGTGGAATACAAGTTCGGGGAGTTAGATCACATCCAACGGTACGCGAACGCAGTCATACGGGACTACAACGGCAGGCACGACACACGACACAAGAAAGTGAGGGTGGTAGAAGGACGGAAAAGCCTACACAAGAAGGCGTACTACACACACGGCATGGGCCGTATCACTCTCCCGCAGAGAGATAGTGGATCGTGGGCGTGGCGACAGACAGTGGTGCTGCACGAGATAGCACACCATCTAGCGCCATGCCACGGGCATGGTGTAGGGTTCGCGGAAGTAATGCTGGACCTACTAGAAAACTATGTAGGGTTACAGGCAGGGTTAGTGTATGTGATCCTGCTAGATAAAGAAGGAATAACGATAGGAAGGAAAGAGAATGTCTGATTTGATGGGTAAGATCGGTGCACTGCTGATGAAGGCAGAGTCTACCGATAGCGAGCATGAGCGTGACGCTCTCATGTCGAAGGCGCAGGAGTTAGCAACGGTCGCGTCTATTGACCTGGAGTTAGCACGCAACAAGCAGAAGGATAAGCACAAGCGTGAGCAGGTGACCAGCAGGCACATAAATATGTTTGAGTGGGGCGATAAGTCTCGCACCAAGCCGTTCTTTGTGCAACTGATGTGTAATATCGGGCACGCTAACGACGTAAGGTTCACACTCGCACACAACAGTATGTATGTAACCGCTTACGGTTTCCCGTCAGATATTGACGTTACCGAAGCGTTATACAACAGTCTGAGTGTGCAGATGGTGGACTCTGCGGAACGGTATCTCAAGACTAAGGCGTACCGTAATGACACGATTGAGTACGAGACTTACGGACGATGGGGGCCGGAGTGGTCGGAGAAGCCGATGGATGGGCGCACTGCTAGGCGATCCTTCTACACAGCGTTCAGGAATGAGGTAACGGAACGCTTGCTGGAGGCTAGGGATAGGGCAGCCGATAGCGTGGAAGTGACCGGAGATGATGGGTCGGTAACGTCTGGTGCGCTCGTACTTGCGAGTAAGTCTGAGGAAGTGGACGACTACTACAAGAACAATAATAATGCACGAGGGTCGTACCGTGGCAACGGTTGGGAAGGCCGTGGCAAGGGTACGCAGAGTGCTGGACGCAAGGCCGGTTCTCGTGCTAACTTAGGAAGTCGGGGTAGCATTGGCACAATGGCTGGTGCTATCTCGTAACAGACTCGCACCCACCGACCCTAAGCGGTGGATGTGGACGGAGCGTGGCCCCGGCTCCAGCGAACACGGGGCACTTACAACAACAGAAAGGATAGAGATGAAACAAATTACCGTGTACGAGGTGGACAGTGATCGTGGAACTTACTGGGAGAGTAACCCGTTCGTGCCAGAAATATGGGAATCTGGGATTGTTGAGGAAGATCCCTGGCCCACCATCAAGGCATTGAGTGAGGCTGGATACGAGGTTGTTATCAAGTCTCATGCCGCCTATCTGCAATGGCTTGTTGAGAACCATGAGCCGAGCGACTGATGCCGGTCACATCGTGGTGTAAGAAATGGGCGGGGCAGGAGCGTGAATGCGACAGATGCCCTGGACAGTCTTACATGGTGTATGGAATAGTGATGAACTGTGACTGCAAATGTCACGGAAAGGAAAAGAAATGAAGAACGCAAACATTGATATTGACATTGCTGGCGAGCGTGTAGATAATCTAGTGGTGTCTGCTGAGATAGGTGAAGTGGAGTATCCTGACTCGTCACCCATCTCTATCGGGTACAAGATATTCAAGAAGCCACGGCATTTTGAGTACCAGTGGCTTGTTGAGTGGATGGATATGGATGAAGTGGTGCAACTGCGGGACGCGCTTGATTTCATCGTGAACCATCGCGTGGAGATTGACGGGGAGGAAGCATGAGCGGCGGATTCAGAATAACTAAGCATCGTGATGGGGATTCAGTTATCTATCACGCTTGCGACGAAGATGAACCGTGTGGTGATATCACAATGTGCCACTACTGTCGATACCAATAGGAGTGAGGTCAGAGAGCATGACCGACAAGTTCACGTTCGTATTCAGCGAGAAAGAAATAAGTATCATTGAGTGTGCGTTGGAAGATCACCTGGACAGAGCCTTTGGCTACCCTGGACAGGAACAACCACCGTATTCTCAGTATGATGTAGCAGAGTTGAGTGCCAAGATCACAGAGAGATTGGCCTGGTGAAAGGAAACGGAATGAGTGAAGAGATGGAGCGCACATATGTGACACAGTTGGTTGGTCGTGCCATGTATCTGCGGTATGCAAAATACAAGGGTTACAACATCAAGCCTTGGCCTTACGTTGATCCTGGCAGCCAGCAGTACGCTGACACTGCCGTAGAACTGTTGGGCTACCAGCCTGATGACATACCAGAGATTGTGAAGGCATTGGAGGACTTCTAATGCGCTATCGGTTAGCAATCTTTGGCGGGTACAATCCTGAGTACTACCACTTCTCTGACCCTAACGAGTTAGCGGAGTGGCTAGTAGATCAGGATGGCATATTGGAGGTTGAGGTTAGTGAGGCGTGAATGGACTGGGTAGAAGAAGCAACATGCCGCACCGTTGATCCCGAGGTTTGGTATCCCGACTACCAAGGGCAGCAGTGGGATGCTGTGAGGATCTGCGTGCAGTGCCCTGTGCAGTACGAGTGCTTGACCGAATCATTCGTCACCGAAGAGGAATTCGGCGTGTGGGGTGGCATGACTCAGTGGGAGAGGGAAACGCTCATCCGAAAGTACAAGAAGAAAACCTACGTCGAACGGCCCTTCCTCATCAGTCGGCTACTGGCGAAGATCGACCGGGATGTTGAGGAATACGACGCTAACAAGAGAGCAGTCAATGAGCGTCGGCTAGAGCGCAACGCACGACGCAACCAGGAAATTAGAGATAAGTTGAAAGCACGAGGCATGACATCAAGAGGTAGGAAGTCATAGGTTCGGCTAACAAACGCGAAGGAGGGATGATGCGGCCTAGAGCGTCCGAAATAAGGGCTGTAACGGCCCTGCTGGACAAGGAATGGGATGATGTGGATACCCTCTCACGGGAGGTAATCCAAACCGTCTACGACAGTCTCAGTAAACGAGAAACCTGGGTTGTCCTAGCGAATGATGCTAGACTTGGATGGTTCACGTTCGGCCCATACGAAACTAAACATCAAGCAACCAAAGCAATAGGAAAGGAGATTGTAAGCCCTGGCCCTGAGCCAATGAAGGCAGCGGTAACTAAACTTATAGGAGAGAGAAATGATTGAAGCGTTAGTGATGACAGCAGCACTGATGGATAAACCTGACTTTGATTATCGCAATCCGTGGAAGCCAACGAAAAATGTGGAAGAGATACCTGACAGTCTCTACCGTGGCTGGCACTACGAGAAGAAGTGGGAGAAGTTGCGTAAGTGCATACTCAGTAGAGAGTCAGGTTCTAACTTCAAGGCAAGATCCAGCGGAGGCTCAGGTGCGTATCAGTTCGTGCAAAAAACTTGGGATCATTACGTTGCGAAGGTAGATCCCGGTTACGTCGGTGTTCGACCAAACAAAGCACCGCCCTACCTACAAGAGGAAGTGTTTTGGGTTACGATAAACCCCACACCCCGCAAGCCTGGGTTGGGTGGACGGCATCACTGGTCAGCATCTCACGCGCATGGTGCTGGCTTCACGGGCGTAAAGGACTGCTGATGTTGTGGCCTAAGATACCCAAAAAACCCTTGAAAAATAAGGGTTTTTCGCACCCTCTACCTTGGATGCGACACCTGTTCCATGTCAAAAACCCGCCCGACTACAGAGGAATACCCACATATGTGTGCCCCTGCGGTTCGGATATGTTTCTCATCGGAGCGATCTTTGATGGTGAAACACAGCAGCCAGGTATGTACCTGCTTGACGGTGTATGCATGTGCTGCGGCTCAGTAGTATCAGTTCCATGCCCTGCCGACGGGCCTGATCCGCTGGAGGCTAACGATGACATCTACCACCTGTAGTGAACACCCTGCTTTCACGCCGCTGTGCCCTCATTGCGGCGCACCGACCAGCGAGAACTGTTACCGGCTTCTCGTTCGCTGCACAAGCAGCGAGTGTGGGCGGTATTCCATTCGATGATTGAGTGCCCTTGGTGTGGGACGCAGTACAACGGTATTGCTCACCGATGGTTGTGTCCCACATGCCACTACAAAGATAACTGTTGCGAAGGAGAACCATGTGCGATCCCGAAGTAGACGAGGATAGTAAGGAGCCGACGGAGCCGTCTAAGTTTGACTGGCCTGCTAAAGATAAACAGAAGTGGCTAGATCGTTACGGTGATGAGCGAAACCCAAACTAAATGACTGAGCATCAGTGCATCTACATTCAGTGGCGCAGTTGGCTGGTGTGCGAAATATGTGGAGGAATCAGCGAGTCCACGGAGGCTCCCCACCAAGACGCTCCACCATCTTCTCCATAATCCTGTCGTCACGACGACGAACAGTGCGCTCCGTAACTTCTAGTCGTGCTGCCATGATATCAGATGTGATACCACCGTCACGGTAGAAGTCCTCAAGAAAGTTCTGATCCTTCTCAGATAGGGTGTAGAATGAAGAGCGAACATCAGCCACCATAGCCAGCCTATTGTTGCCTTCCGCTGGGCGTGACGGGCTTCTAATCTCTTCAGCATTGTTTGTATTGCCGCTAACCCAATCGTCCTCATCCCATATGTCGGGCAGTAACTCACGGATCATGGCGGGTGTGTAGTAGAAGATATCTCCTGGTTGCAGGCCGGAGCGACGACGACGTTCCTTAGCGATAATAGTTAGGCAACGCTGGCGAACAGCGTGACGCAGTTTGTTTTGCCCGTGTCGGTTCTGTGTACGCCAGTGAACCACCTTGTCTAAGTGCTTGACCATCCACAGGTTAGCCTCGCCAATCATGTCATCGACGGTCACAAGACCACGACCAGAACGATACGCACTCAACGCCCCTTGCTTGGCGATACGCATATCCTGGGGTGTAATCTCAGGTGTCTCGTCTACCACGAGTACACCTTCCCCTCCACCATGAAGGATCGCTTCTCAATGGGGACAGGCTGTGGATAAACGTTCTTGCCGTCCACATACAAGATCCCAAATCCTTGCTGCCAGTTGTGGGTCTTGGCGTACTTAGCCTGCTTCATGTCCATGAGGTTGCCAACCTCAAACCCGTACAGGGTGCGGGTGATGCGACCATTCACGCTTGTAGTGTGTGGCTGCAAGCCTAGCCTATGGGTGTGACCACAGACCACAGATAGGCCAACCTTCTTCGTGAGTCCTGCCGCTGTCTGCCCACTTATCTGCGAGACACCTGCTTCATCACCATGCATAGCCACCCACCCAGGAGCCACACGGAAGGCCTGCTCGTGATAGGTTATCTTGTTTTCGGGTAGGCGCAGGAAGTTTTGTATCTCTATCTCAGGTAAACCAAGCAGACCAGGCAGTCGGCGCATCACCTGATTGTACAGCCTGTCGGTGTGGTTACTGCGGATAACATGCTGGATCTGTAGGTCCTTGAGAACCTGCACTGTGGTGTCACGGTCACGACCTATAGAACGTTCGTGTTCTAGCGGTGTACCAGCCGACCAGCGGGAGATAGTTTGGAAGTCCATCTCATCACCGATACTGACAACAATATCGTTCTTACCTTTCATGTCAGTGATGCACTGAGCCAAGGCATCCACTGCACGTTTGTCATGGAAGGGAACCTGAAGATCTGAAACTACCCATACTCGTTTCACAACTTTTCCTCCAATGTGGTTTTCCACCGGGACAGGTGGATATCTAGGAAGGTCAGGTAGTTCACTGCGTCTGCTATCTCGTCCCGCATCTCGTCAATCAGGCGGTGTAAGTGCATATCCTCAAAGGCTTGCTTGCTACCACGGGAATACTCACGGTTACCCGTACCCAAGATACGCAGCCTTGCGTAGTTAGTGAACCTGCGTTGGGCTTCGGCTAGTTCGTCGGTTGTTATCCCGTACCCTTTATGTTCTGGCGGGGTAATGGGTATACGGACAGGACGATCTTCCCCGTCTGTCGGTTTTGACTTTCTATCTTGATACCCAAGGAAGTCAGAGAGCGCAGCAGCGTCTCCCAATCGTGCGGTGTCATCATCCACGATCAATACTTTCTCTCATAATTTCGTTCATGCGCTTACGCCACTTGTGTTCGTCCAACTCAGCGACAGCCCACATAGTCAGCGCGATAATACCCATGCCGGTGATGACACCAGCCAGAGTCCACATCGTGTACCACATCCAAGTTTCCACTACAAACCCACCCTCTTCCTCATACCCTCTTCGCCTTCCGCTAGGAATACTTCGTTTACATCCATGCCGTCCGGCATAGAGACAACCACTGCTACATCAATGGCCTGCATAATCTTCTTTCCCATCTCGTGCCCTGACGAGTCACCGTCAGTGAGGACAAGGACTTTCTTGTAGTCACTGAAGGCCCGGTAGTACCAGTTCTTCCAGCCGTTAGACCCAGGCATACCGACGGCAGGGATCTTGACCATGCTGTGCATGATGATGGTGTCAATCTCCCCTTCGCAGATACAGATAACATCGGAGTCCTGCTGGAACGCCAGTACGTTGTAGATGTGCTGCTCTGCGCCAGGGCGGGAGAGGTATTTAGGTGAGTCGTCTGGCTTGATGGACCGAAAGCGCAGATCCGCAAGACCTGTGGGCGTGAGGTAAGGGATAGATAGCCTGCCTTGGTACGGCTCATGCCCGATCACCGGGTCTTTGACGTAGCCTAGGCGGTGTGTACGAGTTGCGTACCCGTCGATTCCGCGACTTAGAAGGTAGTCTTGAATATCTACGACTTGATTGTAGTACGTCTCCGCTGCCTCTTTCAGAGACTTCTTCGCATCTACTGACAGCATCTTTGTAACTCAACCCTTCGTAGTGTTGGACGACTTGGATAGCGTCGCCACGAAAGTCGCATGCCAGACATTTTACCCTACCTGCGTCATAACTTACGCGACATGAGGCGTGTGTGTCATTGTGAATTTGGCACTTGACTGATTGCCAAGATCCACGGGGCGAGGGCAGTTCCCACCCGTAATGCTCTAACACGGGCCAAATATCAAACTGTGCGTCCGTCACGGCGCGTTCAGTCTATCAAGTGGCAGGTATCTTGTGCCCTGAAACTGGCTTTCCTCGGCACGATTCCAGGCTTGGTCATAATCTATGTGGCCTAAAAGTTCAACTTCTCTCAACTCAGGCTCTACTGCTCGTGCAGCCCAAAGATAAAGGCAACGACCTAAATCTTTTTGCCGGACAGCCACGCTACTCCCTGTCCTAACTCTGCGAACCTCTACGTTGTAGCCAACGTCAGCACTTGTTTTATACTTTTCGTGAGAATCTTTATGCCAAACCGATCCAGACCAGTATTGATTTATGTACTTAGCCACCGCTAATTCGCAGGCGGCTGCCGCAACTTGCGCTGTCCTGTCGTCTTGCATGCGCGACTTGTCGTAGTACGCAGCATCTTGCTTCTCCCAATTTGCCGTGTATCTCCCTATGCCCACACGATTAGCGTGCTCGTACTCCCACGGCTCCAGATAAATAATCATGTCACCTGGCCCAGCCTCAACAAGTCCAGCAAGGTATCCAAGGTCATCGTCACCCTAGCCTCACCGATCCCCTTCTGTCGGGTCTTTGTAGCCACGACAGGGACGGTAGGGACACCATACTTGAGTTCATAGTTACACGATTCTACGTCTGCTTGACGTAGCCACTCACTCATGTCCTGCTTCTTGACGTTCTTGGCTTCGATCACGATAGTGAAATCTTTGAGGGTCAGGGATACGTCACCGATATCTTTCGACCCGGCACGAGGTAACCTGCGACCCTTGACCCCCGACTCGTTGAGGTAGTTCTCTAGGTCTGTCTCAAACTTAGTACCTTTGACTTTATTGTAGGTACTCATCAGTCTATGTCCTTGATCTGCATGGTAGCGGGGTGGTAGTCCATCCACACCGCAGTCTGACCTGACCCGTCAGCAGGACCGTAACGGTTCTTGACTGCTGCGGCTGCCATCATGTTCGGTTGGTCGGACGACAATGTGACCACGAGGCTAGGAACCTGGGCGATCTTGCCATGCAGTGACGAGCGTGGAGGACACGGGTAACCTTCGTACCCCTCAGATGTGTGATGAAGAATTAGGAACGCTGCCCCTGTGTCACGACTCCACCACTTCACTTCCCGCATCAAGGATCGGAGTGAAGAGAACTCATCTCCGCTGTCGTGAGTAACATCCACGGCGTTATCAACTACCACCAAGGATGGGTTCTCGCCCATCAACTCACGGTACACATTAATTTCGTCCTCAAGGTCAGCCAAGGTAGGCGATGCGTCAAACATCCAACGGATGTGACTAGCGTTCTCCTTGAGCATAGCGGTGGCCCAATCGGGATCACTTTCGATTCGTTCCTCAACCACGCTTTGCTGCATACCTGTACACATGGCAAGGGAGCGAATAGCCATCGTGGATTCGTGACTGTCGGCACTGGCATACAGGGTGGGAACTTGCGCTCGCATGGCGATAGCCAAGGCCACCGTAGACTTCCCAGCACCGGGTGGGCCAGCAATCATGCTGACCTCACCACGGCGTATGCTGATATGGCTATCCGACCAGGACTTGAACGGAAGGGGGATGACCGTCTTGCCCTGATCTATGTGGCGAATAGCCCTATCAAGCAATCTCATGCTGCGAAGTTATTCCACTCTGGAGTGCCACGATTGATGAACTCCGGCTTGCACTGACCCGGCGTGTCCTTGGGTGTCGGGCAGAACCAACCCTTCCACGGGCCTTTGGCGCTGCTACCAGTCTTAGGAACCATCTCACCGTGAGGACACTGCTTAGTGGTGGCTGTTGCAAATGCAGTGGGTGCAGCCGGTTCAGCAGCGACGGGTACTGCGGCAGGGGCAGCGGTCGGTGCTGGTGTCTGTGCGACATTGCCGACAGCCTTAGCCAAAGTGAGCAGGTCGTAGCAGGACTGCAAGTCGTCCTTGGCTCTCTCCAACTCGTCAACAAACTGATCGTGCGTATCGGCCTGGATGGTACGCAATGCGTCACCCACCTTGACCGTCAACTTGTGCATGGGTTCACTACTCATCATTTCTCCAAATCACTATCAAATTGCGGGATGTATTCAGTTGAACCGTGAGCATAGCAGAACTGCCTGACACCACAGTAGCCACACAGGATTCCAACACTGGGAACAAACACGCCCATCTGTATGGCTTTCGATACGTCACGCATCCAACGTTGCACCATCGGGATGGGGTACTTATCTAGGTCGTGCACCGAATCAAGTTTGCCTTCCCGACCCATCCAGTATGCACCGTATCGTGGCGAGGTAGCAAACTGCTCCTGTAAGGCCATGCGATACATCGCTAACTGTAAGGCTGCGGCGGGAGGCTTACCCGTTTTCAGATCCACAACGATTGTCTCGTTGGTTTGCTTGTCCACAAACACGCGGTCAATGTATGCCTTCATCGTTATGTCACCTGGCAGATTTACGGACACACCCAACTCAATCGCTGGCACGCCCTCAGGGGTATGCCAAATCTCAAGGTTCGGGTTGTTCATTCGCCAGTTGTAGTAGTTGTGCACCATCCGTGGGCCTTCGGATAGCCACCAAGACTTGTCCTCACCACCCGGCATCTTCTTGGTCTTGCGACCAGATGCACGCCAGTTGCCGTTGGGTGCTTTGGCTTCCTCTTCGTCAAGGGTGCGCCTAAAGGCTTCCAGACCTGCGTCGTAGGCTGCCTGACTCATCGTCTTTCCTCCAGCAGTTGATGATCTATTGCATCAGCCGCTGCATGCACAGATGTGCCACCCGCAAAGAACCATGCAGGATCTTCTGGAACCTGGACGATCTTCGTGAGCCTGTACTTCTCGCCACACTGAAGCCACGTTGTCATCTGACTGTGGCTTAGGTAGCCCGGTGTATTTTCCATGCTGGGATTATGCACACGACACGCCCACTTGTCAACGACCTGTCAGATGGTAGTGTTGCTCCTGCGCGAGAGCGTGGGGCAGAAACTCCATTTGACGGGCGACGGCACATGCCGGACCTGAGAGGGTGTTTCTCCTACCTGCTACGATCTTGAAATCGTGGGGGGTAGGGGGGCATTTCTCTTTTTCAGGGTTCCGGCAGGGAGCGAGCCTTAGGCGAGCGACCAAAGAAGGATAATGGGTATGGATAGGGGTTGTAGGACAAATCCCTAAAACCAATTCTAAGACGACG